TAATTATACCGGTGGTACTACCAATATCAGTATGCAAACTGATCGTGTATCAGAAAATCCACAACCTCGTAAGATTGGTGTTCGTGATATTCTGATGACCGAAACGAGTGAAGAACCTTTTTTGACCTATCAACAGATTACCGATTTAGATCGAAATGCGGCTGCCGTATCTGAAAATGGTGTATTACCTGAAAGTGCATTCAAGGTAACTGAAATCACTGACGGAACACATAGAATTGGTACTATAATGTTTATCAGTAAACGAATGTTGAAATCAGTAAAATGGATGCAAAGTTGGTTGTCTAACCGTATCCCTGCAATGATTCGTTTGGCTGAAGATTTTCAAATTCTAAAAGGGGATGGAACCGGTGATAATATCAAAGGTATCTGGAAACTGGCTAAGAATGCAAAGGATGTTCTTGGTACTCTGATCACCGGTGCTGCAACTGCTGTATTGCATGTTACTTCGTACGATGGAGGTACAAAAACCATGATTGAATTCTTGGCTCCTCAGTCAAAAATCAATAACGGATCTTATATCACATTTGCCGGATTTACCAATGCTGCTTACAATGCGAAATTTGTTGCTAACAAGGTAAATGATCGTCAAATCGTAATTGATTGCGCTTATACTGCCGAAACCGATGCTCATGCTGCTGCTGCAACATTTGTTGCTGGTGGTGAATTTGCCGGTACTGTTGTTGCTCCAACTATTGCCGATGCTATCATGGCAGTTCAGGCTTATTTAACATACGGAGAATACACACCTAACAGTGTTTCTATCAATCCGATTGACGTATTCAAATTGCGTATGTTGAAAGATACCCAGGACCGTTATTTGGATATCATTAAATTTATAAACGGAGTTTGGTACATAGGTAATTTACCTATCACAGAAACAACTGCCGTTGTGCCGGATGAATTCTGTATGGGAGACTTCCTTATGGGTGCTTCGCTTGTTGATTTCACCTCTTTGGAGTTGGAATTCGCTGAAGACGTTAGTACCAAACGTGCCAATCAAGTGGCTGTAATCGCTCAGGAAGAAGTTATTTTCCCTGTTTATAATCCTTACGCATTCTTAGTAGGAAAATTCTCTGAAGTGATTACATTAATCACAAAAGCGTAGTATAATCTAAATAGTAGGTAATCAAATACCGATTACCTACTATTTATAAAACTAAAGCAATGAGAACAATAACCATAACCGGAGAAGACCGGCATATTGAGAATGTTGTGAAAGAGAATAGGGGAAGAGTTGATCGAGGATTCATTACTGTTTCTGAAGGTACTGAAGCGAAAGCATTAATACCGGAAAAGAAAAAAGTAAATAAACCTGCTAAAGCGAAAGCTCCTAAATCTGCAAAGAAAGAAGTTGTAAAACCGGATACAAAGGTAACTCAAACAACAGATACAAAGAATGTCAATCCTGAAAGTAAATAATAGTTTTTTCACCGGAGATGATCTGAATATACCAAATGTCAGTTCAACTGGTGTAGGAGCATCCGGAGCACTTGCTCAGGCCAATGCAGATAAACTAACTCGATTAATTGAGAAACGTGAACCTGAATTCCTGAAAAAAGTACTTGGAAACGACTTATATCTATTATTCAAAATGGGAATGACAGTTGTGGATCCTGCAACTCCTGATCCAAAATGGACAACGCTTGCAGGATATCTGGTTGATCCGGTTTTAAAAGTATCTGTTTTTGCAAATTATGTTTGGTGGAACTGGTCCAGGAGTAATGCAAGTTCTACAACCGGAAACGGCGAAGCAATATCCTCTAAGGAGAATGCAAAATCTGTTTCGCCCATTGATCATCAGGTCGGAGTATGGAATGAAATGGTTTACTCACTTACTGAACTTCGTTCTTTCGTTCAGCTTAATTCAGATATCTATCCGGGATATTTACCCGACGAGGATGTTTATACCGATCAAAATACCTTTAATTTCTAATGAAAAAGCATTTATACATAGTAGATATGTTCCGTGATGTGGTTCAAAAAGTAAATGAAGCCCTTGCTGGAGAATTTACGGACTGGAAAAACATTAATTCACTTCCTAAAAAGGATGGGATGTATCGTGTAAGCTATACAGATAAGGGGTATAAGATAATTGAGGGTCTTCAAATAAAAGACGGTGATATCATTGAATTTAAAGACGGGTATTGTCACTTGGCGAATGTGGTTAATTACAACTACGGGCATCCTATCGAGATCGCCAATACATTAATCGAACTGTCAAAGGCTACAATTACTCAAGATAAGAGATTTCCGTTATTAGCCCTGATTACTGACTTTTCAGAGAAAAAAGATTCACCCGATTACTATTGTTCTGCTTCACTATATTTCTTGATTGCAAATCTAACTGATCCGAATTTAAAGGCCGATGAACGAACTGAGGTAAATTTTAGACCGGTTCTTCACCCAATTTATGAGGAATTTATAAGGCAGATACAGCGATCAAAACATTTCATGATCCAGTATGACCAGAACATACCTCATACGCAAACAGATCGCTATTATTGGGGTCGTACAGGCACATTCGATAATACGATGTGGGGTAAATCAGGATTGTATGCAGGTGAGGGAAATATCTTAAATGATAAAGTAGATGTGATTGAGATATCGGGTTTAGAAATCAAAGTAAAAAACATTTAATAAAATAAGTAAAATGAACAAATACGTAAACTTACCGATCGCAGTGGTCGGAGGTGGAAACACCGGAAATTCTTCGTATGCAGTTGTACCCCGGCTTATTGTGGGGGCAATTCTGACATCAAAGAATAAAAAATTTACTGAAGCCGATATGCTCGACTTCCAAAAAACGCTACAGGATGCTACACTTGCATCAGGAGCTGAACGGATTTATCCGATGTTCCGGTTTAAGGAAATTGCTGATGGTTCGGGTGACGTAACGAAGAATACTTCAGGATATGGAGTAAATGAAATCGTTCGTGAAGGAAAATACGACTGGACATTTACATTTAGTCAGTCAACGGGTCTTTATAACCTTCAACAACTTCGTATGTTGAATGGTGGTCAGTATCGCGCATTCTTTATCGACGACAATGGTGTTATGATAGGAACTACTGATGATGCCGGGAACTTTATGGGTGCTTCCTTAGAATATTTCTATGCAAAACCTTGGAAAGTAAACGAAGGAACGAAACCGGCTGTTATCTCTGCTGAATTTGCTCATAGTAATATGAAGGATTTGAATGATAATATCGCAATCTATACCCCTTCTTTCGAAGTGGAAGATACGATCAAAGGATTATTGAATCTTCAACTTCACAGCATTTTAGTAGCTGCCGGAAAAGTGACTGTAGGCATTCGTACTGAAGGCGATAAAGTAGACGTGTATCCGCTTTATTCTACTGAACTTGCTGTTGTTACTTTATGGAAAGTAACAAATGTTGCTACCGGTCTTGCCGTTGTACCTACCACAGTTGCTATCAATGCCGCTAAAAGTGGTTGGGATGTGACTTTACCTGTAGGGACTTATCAGATTGGTCTTGCTTCTCCGGAAGCTCTCAGCGTTGCCACAATTGGCGGTGCTCCTGAAAATGGTTACGAAGGTGTTCCTATTACTGTTACAATAACAGCATAATGAATCATATCACTCAGAACGGGGCCAGTTTTTCACCTGGCTTCGTTAAGGGTTTCAAGAATTCAGGAGCCTTTATAAAAGCAATGGAAGGTAACATACCAGATTGGACCGGAGAAGAGCGTGATAAGCGTTTAAAATCGATTTGGAACGAAGCCAACGGGAAGTCAGAAGATCCGGTTAAAGAAGAGATTCAAGATATACAAAAAATTTAATCTGATAACAAATAAATAAAAGAGTACTTGTGTTTCGCGGGTACTCTTTTTTGATATTATGACAATATCCGAAAAACTTCAACAGGTCCGTTCAACTAAGGAAAACGTAAAGACTATCATCGCTGATTCAATTATGGATAACGAGCGTGATATCGTTTACGCGATCCAGGCTCAACTATGGGATGGACGGGATGGAACCGGAAAGGACTTAACTCCATCGTATTTAGATGATCCATATTTCCTAACCAAGAAAGCCGCTCAACAATATGCAGAATGGAAGGATAGAATCACACATAATTCAGCACGTAACTTCTATGCTCCTAATCTTTATATAAATGGGTACTTCTGGTCAACTATGAAGATTGACCGAAATAGTATGAGGATGGTAAGTAATGGATTCGGAACACCCATTATTTCAAAGTACGGTGAAAATACATTTACGTTGGATCCGAACGACAAAGATGTGGTTGATAAGATTCGAAACTCGTTAATTGGTAATTCAAAAAAATCTCTCAGTCTATGAAAATTATATCCCTACTACTTAAAAACGTAAATAAGGCCTGTGACAAGGTTTTACTCTCTGATTTTATCGAATGTACTACTTATAAGAGTTATTTCAAATTAAAGCGGTTAAAATGGCTCTACGTTCCTAAATTCATACTACAGAAAGCTTGGACAATCCTTTTTGAGGAATATTGCACGCTTTCCCGAAATTCAGGTTATGAGGCATTTTATGAAGGGATGCAAAAAGTTTATAGACTCGACGCAAAGCTGCTGGCTATTACTTGTGCTGTAAATTGCCTTTCTCAGAAATATGATAGTAGTTGTGTTGATATCCTACGGTCGTTCGGATACACCTATAGGTTCAACTGGAAAGACAAAAAAGAGTATAACCAAAATCTGAATAAGGTAATTAGTAAATGTAAATCGATCGCTATCGAACGCGATCGTGAAAAACTAAAATTCGAAGCACTGGCCAAACAAGGAAAAAATCAGGATCCCGGAGTTGATTATTTTCAAACCTCACTAATTACCCTATCTAAATACATGGGATATCGACTCAATCCTAAAGAAATTACAGTCGCTGAATTTTGCGGGATGACAACCGGTTACGAAAAAGAAATTGAACAACTTTTAAAACAGAAATCATGAGTGAATTAATTGATAAAGTCATTGACGAACAGGCAATCACTAAACAAATAACATTTTTAGACTCTCAACTTATTAAGGCCGGGACCAGTCTCGGAACATGCGCCGATGCTGCTAAAAAGTTCATGGATCAATTCGCAAACGCAAAGGGAGTAAGTGATGTCGTATCAATAATGTCCGAATATAATAAAACTTTGCTTCAGGCTCAAAAGGCACAAACAGAAATCAGTGTAGCTGAAAAAAACAGAGCAGATAAGTTACTGGTTCTTCAAAAAGTCCAGGAGTCAAATGCAAAAACTGAATTAATAAATGCACAAGCAATAGCTGCCACTCAAAAAGCACAAGAAGCAACTACCAAGGCAGAACAAACCCGGGCAGATGCCGCTGCTAAAGTTGCTGCAGCAGCTGAAAAAGAAACAAAAGCCGAACAGGAATTAATGTCCGCCAAGCAGATGATGATCAATATCCTGACAAAAGAGGGTGTTTCGGTCGATAAGATGAATATGACAAAATCACAAGCATCCACAATCAATAAGCTTGTAGCCACCGCCAATGGAGCAGAGAAGGGTTCACACGAACAGCTTGCCGCTCAATATGACTTGAATTATAAAGCATATAATAAACTTTCCGCAGTTCAAAAAGATACAACCGCCGGAAAAGCGATGTTAGCAAGTATTGGCGAACAATCGAAGGCATTAAAAGGAATGGAAGGTCCGATGGGTAACTTTACCCGGGATGTAGGTAACTATAAGAATAATATACTTAGCGCTCTTGGAGCTAATCAGGGATTTATCGGAAACCTGGCTAATATGGCAATGGGAGCAGAGAAAACAGGAACTTCATTTGCTACCGCCGGAGTTGGAGGCATTAAAGCTTTTGGTACTGCAATGTTAGAGTTATTGGCTAATCCAGTAGTTGCTATTTTAGCGGCTATTGCTGCAGCGATTATGTTAGTAAAGGCTGCCATTGAAAGTAACGGAGAAGCAACAAATAAACTCAACCAAGTATTGGCTCCATTCAAAGAATTACTCACCTTTATCATGAGCATATTCTCTCAATTGGTTACTGTCATACTTTCCGGAGTGCTTGAGTTGGAAAAGTTTGCTAATGTGATTATGTCCGTTATTCCTGGACTTGACAAATTAGCAGAAAAGAATTTACAGGCGATTGAACTTGAGAAACAAAAACAGAAATTGGCAGCTGACATGCGTGCTGACATTCTCCGGGATGCAAAAGAAGAGGTTGTAATAATGGAAAACCGTAATAAGGCACGTCAAAAGGATAAATATTCAATTGCTGATAGACTTACGTTCTTAAAAACTGCTGACGCTATGGAATTGGCACTTTCTCAGGATCATGTTGAGTTGGCTACACGTGCATTTAATCTTAAGAAACAACAAATGGAAGAAGAGGGCAGAACCTATGAAATGTTGACTAAAGATGAAAAGGATGCTTATGTTAATATGGAAGCTGAAATATACAAAGCAAAATCTGAATACTTTCAGAAAACAACACGATTAAAGAGTATGCAAGCTACTTTGGTGATGGAAGATCAGCAAGATCAAATAGCAGTAGTAGAAAGCAGTAATAAATTAAAATTAGAACAATTAAAAACAAATGCGAATTTTGATAATTTAAATTCCAAACAAAAAATTGCATTTAATAAAAAATATTCTGATCAAGATATAAAAGATCAAATGAGTTTAATTAAAGCCAAAGAAAATCTAGCCGGCGCTAATGTAGAAGATTTACAAGGTCAATACGACATTTTACTTACGCAATTAAAGCAAAATAACCAAAAGATGAGTGCAGAGATATCTTCTTATAATATTCAAATGTTGCAAAAACAAAATGATTCAAATCTTTTAAAATTTCAATCGGATCACAATTATGATACAATGACTTTTGAAGAAAAAGTAAAGTATGATAATGATTATTTTGCATGGGATCAACAGGGAAAACAAAAAGTACTTGATTTACAAAAAAAATACAATAAAATTACAAGTGATGAATACCGAATTGCAAATGAAAATTTAAAATCAGAAAAAAAGATATTCATTACTCAGCAGGCAAATACTATGATTCAACAATCTGAACTGCTATTGAGTGAACAAAAATCATATCTTGATTCTCAAGTGAAATTGGACCAGGATTATGGAAATAAAAGTGTAGGATATCAACAGGAAATTACTCGTAAATTGTTCGAAATACAAGCGGATCTTGATACCCGATTGGCTGAAGAACAATATAAAAATAATCAGATCGATATTGTCGCATTTCAAACAAAACTGAGTAATATTAAGGCTCAAAGAGCTGCGTTATTGGAGGCACAAAAAACAGGTTCAGAAAATGATGAACGAACTCGTATTATAGCATTAGAATCTGATACATCTGTAAAACGTCGTAAAATTCAGGATGATCTTTATTTATCAGGTAAAATATCATCATTAGAATATCAAACATCAATATTAAAAATAAATAAAGATGGATCAGACAATCAATTAGCAATTGAAATTTGGTTAGATAAAGAAAAACTGGCAACATTGCGTGAAGGATCAGAAGAACAAATTAAATTACAACAAAAAATTAATAATGAAGAGGAAAATCTTGAGGAGAAAAAAGCAAATAGAAAAATACATGCAGAAAAAGAACTTCAAAAGAAAATAATTGAGCTTATTAAAGCCAGCGCTTCGGCTATTCAAACAATAGGTGATGATCAGTATCAAGATAAGCTTGATAAGATTGATGCACTTAAAACAGCTAATAGTGATGCAGCAACAAAAGAAAATGATGAAATAACTAAAAAACTTAATTCAGGAATTCTATCTCAAAAAGAAGCCGATGCACAAAGTGCTGCTATCGATGCCCAAAAAACAGAAAGAGATAAACAACTAACAGCTCAAGAGAATGAAATTAAAACTAAACAGGCTATTTTTGACAAGGAATCATCAGCTTTTAATATTATTCTTTCTACAGGAGAAGCTATAATGGCGTCGGTTGCGGCGTTTCCGCTAACTGCCGGTATGCCATTTGCAGGTATTGATGCTGCTATCGGAGCGGTTGAATTAGCCGCCGTACTTGCTAAACCTCTTCCTGCATATGCTTTTGGTACATTAGACCATCCGGGAGGTCCAGCTTTAGTGGGAGAAGTAAAACCGGAAATGATACAAACTCCTGATAATAAAATAATGAAAGTTGATGTTCCTACAATTATGAGTTTACCGGCGCACACGAAGGTATTCCCTGACTATGACAAAGCGTTACAGGAAATGGCATTTAATGCTTCGATAAGATCAATGTATGATAGTGTCCCAGATATCGAAATAAGTACGTACAACGATGCAATGATGCGTAAATATATGGGTTCGTTGGTTGGTCAGACTGAGAAACAAAATAGTAAACTTGATAAATTAAATAATTTAGATAAACACCTTGGAGATATAGCCAATAATACAAGAAATTTAGAAGGCGTATTAAAAGGTTTGAAAAAAAATCCATGGTTTTCATAATTATTATTAACTTTGCCGAATAAATAAATTTAAAACTATGAAAAAAATAATTTTATTATTTCCTATTTTTATTATTATATTATCATCGTGCGGTTTAAGTAATCAACAAAAGGCAGAAAAGGAAGTAAAAAGATATTTACTTACAACATTGAAAAATCCGGATTCATATAAGTCTGTGAGTTATTCTGAAATAAAACCTTATACCCTAGATTTTAAAAATACAAAAATAGGAGAATCAATGTATGAAATGTTGAGTTCTGAAATTGAAAGCATATCTTCTTCAGGTGAATCTTTTTCAAATGATCCAACCTATATTAAAGATAAATCCGAATTTGATAAAAAAGATAAGGAATATAAAAATTCAACAGAATCAAATGGTTGGATTATAATACATAAATATAGTGGAACAAATGGAGAAGGTGCTATTATTACAGAAGTAACGACATTTTATTTAGACTCTTCATTTTATTGTGTTTACAGTAAATAAATACGATCCATTATTCCCTTTTCAAATAGCCTCTACAGAAATGTAGAGGCTATTTATATTTTAAGGGTATGGAAAACCATATTACACCACCTAAGATTCAATACATTTTACAGTATACGGATTCAAATAACGTACTGCAGAATATCGATGTTACCCCTGATTTCAGCACCTGGGATGCGTTTGAAACTGATATAGTTCGGGATGACCTATCCGGGGCTTTTATTCAGATTCAGGACGGGGGTATAACATTCACCGGTGAATCATTTGAACTTGTACGCTCTATCTATGAAACACAGGGATTCAGAGCGATTGCTAGACTCATTGTAAACCTCCGTAAAGATACATTTCCCGATTTATGGACGTACGTTCAAAAGGTATCCTTGGATCTCAATTTTGCAAAGTACGTTCGAGATAATACAACAGTGAGTTTGACCGCGAACGAGAATGGTTTAAAGGCGATGGTTAAAGCAAACGCCTCTCAGAAATATGATATACCGGTTACTGATCTAAATCCTGATACATTGGATTATGATGGGCTAGATATTAAAGAAACTCTTTCATGGTTTCCGGCACCGATAACCGGAGTGCCCGTACTTACAACTTTAACCGGATCCGTTGGAGATACGAAAACGTTTGAATTTGCGCCTGGAATACAAGCGTCAGATCAAGATGTTAATGCCAATTACCTAAACTATTTAGAACAAAAGAGTCAGGTTCTGAGCAAGGTGTATAAATCAACACCTGGTTCATGGATCACTACTGATGGCTATCAAAATTGGAACGGAACGTCGTGGGTAAATAACCTACCCATTACCGGACCTTATTTCCCTGAATTAATTCTAAGCCCAGGATATAAAGGTTACGACCTAACCATAAAAGCACATTTAACGGCTGATTTTGGCTATCCTATTCAAAACGCTTCTTTATATTGGGTGGAGGCGTGGGTTGATGCTCCTTCTCCTGGTCTTGATTTAGGATTTAATAGAATGAAGATATGTGATCTTCCAACAAGTTCAACCGGAATCGATACTATTATTGATTCTACGATCGCATGTTATCCTAACTCACAAGGTAAATATCATTATCTTACAATCGTATTCGATCGCGTTCTTGCTTCTACATCTGAAGATATAGTACTTAATAAATTCGAATTTGAAACCGGTGGATTAATTCAGGCAAGTTGGACAGCAAAAGTGAGAAATAACATAAGTATTCCGATCGTATCCGAACAGAAGTTATGCCAGGATCTGATCAATAAGATAACGGGTACAAAATATGTTTATAAGGCAGTTGTAGACGAACACTTAGAGACTATCCGTATTGCAGCAGGTGAGTCTGTGCGTAACTTCCCAAAGCAGTATGTACATACCTCGCTAAGTGACTTTGCAAATTATATGAAATCATGCTGGGGTTATGAATATGAGATAACCAATAATGAGAATCTTGTAATTAATACCTACGATTTTAAAGGGGTATGGAGTGTTTTAACTCCATATTTAAAAGATAATGCAGTCAGTTTTCAAGGATCGACCTATGCCGCAATTTCCGACGTGACAGGTGGAGACTATCCATCCGGCTCAGCAAGTTGGAAAAAGATAACAGAATACATTGTAAATGGAAATACATACACTGAATATGTAGGAGGTATAAGTATTATTCATTTTGCGCCCCGTGATAGATTCTTTGTCCCTGAAACTGTAATAACTATCCCGGAGATAAATAATATCAAGCTATCGGTCAACGAGACCTATATTTATACAGGGGTCAAGATCGGAATCGCACTCGTTCAATATCTTTCAATTAACGGAACTGATGAGTTTAGATTTTTAGAGGAATGGTCAACCGGCGTTCAAAATGTGGTTAACGTACTGGATCTTACATCACCTTATCGAACGGATAGTTACGGTTTTCAGCTTCTTAGTGAAAAACAATTTGTAAGTAATTCAACCGATGATCAATCCGACAACGGGATATTTGTACTTCACGTCAAACTAAGTGGTGATAATTACATACTAGATAGGACTGCAGTTCTTACAGGTGTGGCTAGTCCACTAACGATGTTTAATGCGATATTTTCACCTCGACAATGTTTAATTCGGAATAAAAGTCTTTTGGGTATATCCACCAGTCTACTCAAATTTACCTCAACTGCCGGACAGGCAGATATAACCATAAATGGGATAGAAGAAAAGGCGGATATTTCAATCACAGAATCATTATTTTCCCCCGATGTACTTGATATGGATGTAGGACAGATATTAGACTTACCGGCTCTTCAAAATGGGTTGGTTAGTTGTCAGTATAGAGGCGAACAATTTACAGGATATATTAAAAAACTATCTCACTTTTGGGGTTCAGATCAAAAAACAAGTTGTACGCTGTTTCTCAAGAAATTAGTATTATAATTATATTTTAAATTAAACGAGCTTTTCCAAGCCATCATCTAACCAGTGATGGCTTTTATTTTATGGGACAATTTATACACATATCAAAGTTTTCTTCACTCAATTTTGAACCTACAAACGTAAAAAGTTGGGAGGATCAAGTAAGTTATTGTCAGAAAGTATTCGTTAATGATCCAATTTTAATTCAATTTGCGGCTGATTTCGACGAAACATTCAGATATGATGTGATAAATTCCCTTGGAACGGTCATTCAAACAGGATTATTTACTATTACCGCTATAGGTGCAACTATTAATATACTCGAAAAAGAGATTACGGAACTACCTCAGGATATTTATACTCTTCGAATATACCAAACTACCCGTCAGACTCTTTTAATCGCTGAAAGCTCTCCTTTTTGCGTAACAGATCAGGTTGATAATACAACTCTCCTTGCTTATACGAATTCTTCAAATGACTTTGATACTATTTTTATAAACGGAACTACCAGAGTCTTTAATTTTCGTTTTGAGGGTGGATTTTTAAACAGTGATACAAGTTATCTGGTTGAAAGTAATTCATTCAGGAATCAATTTCAGGAGGGCAGACAACTTTATCAAAGGCCTTATAAAACTAAAAGTCTAACAATAGGCAATGCTTTTGGTGTTCCTGATTGGGTAGCAGAAAAGATAAATTTTATATTCTGTTGTTCAAATATTTACTTAAATCGTGTAAAACACTCAAGAAGCGAAAAATCAGCTCCTGAACGAACAACTATTGAAGAGGGATATCCATTTTCAAACTTCAAACTATTACTTGAGGGCGAAGCCGAATTATATACTACCGGTATGCAAATATTTGGAAATGATTGGATCGTGAAAAAATCGAATTGGAATGGTTATGGAACATGGTTAACTAACGGAATTATAAACAGAAATTAATATGATACTCAAGAGAATAATTCCAGACACGGGTTCAAACACTGATTACGATACAGGACTAAGTTCAGCTACTAAGTTGAATCAAAATGCTGCTGACATAGAAGCTGCTTTAACTGATGCTGAAATGAAATCTGACGAACTTGCACAAGGACTGGCAGATGAAATCACTGCTCGTGAACTTGCCGATACCGATCTCGATTCCCGGATGACGATGAATGAGATTGAAATCGAAAATATTGGATCGGCGATGGCTGACGGATTTGAAAATGAATCTACCACCCGCCAACAGGCAGATGCTTCAATAACTGCTCAAATAGCCACCAAGGTAACCCGTCAGCCTCTTGTATCCATTACCGGAACTATACAAGCCACAGCGGGAGGTCAATACGCATACGACCCTGCTACTAAGAAAATGAATGTGTCAGGATCTAACCTAATGTGGGGAATTCAGACTACTCCATCAAACGGGGTAATATATACCTTTAACGGCACGAACTACGTTTGGAACTCTTCTGAACTGATAGAAATAGGCACAGGAGGTGGAGGTACAGGAATTAAGACTATTGTTGCAAACGACCTGTTATTTTTCGACACATTTTTAAATTTAGGACTTTACGAAAATCTCGGTTATTTAAGAGGTACGTATTCCGGGAGATTAAGAGCACCGTACTTTGACCAGAGAGTCGACACCATTGATAAGATTTATATACGAACGATTGATGTAAGTGTACCAGGCGCACCTAAACCTAATTTTACAATATATGGATCTACCACTCCCGCTCCTGTAGTTGTAGAGGCATCGGAACT